TCCGTGGCGCTGCGATCCAGTCCAAGGTGCCACGTCCCGAAATCCTGAACGCTGTTCGCATTGATGTAGGCGTTTTCCGCCTCGGCTCCGGGCGGGTTCCACGACGCGCTGTCCTTGATTTTGCCGCCGCGGATCAGCGCCGCAGCGTGCCCGGCCCCGGCGCTGTTCAGAGTTGCGCCCTTGCTTTCAGGAATAAAAAGGCTTTTGTCGCGAACGACGAGCAGTTGCATACAGCCCCGCTTGTCTCACAAGGGCTGGTGGCCGTCAATAGATTCCTACGATCCGTTGTGGTGGGCGGGCGGCCTGCCGGTCTTGAACTTGGGCCGGAAATTCTCCGGCAGATCGCCCCAGTCAGCCCACCAGAGGTTGCGGTGATAGGGACGGCGCTTGATGACGCACTCCGATTTTTTCAGGATCGACAGGACGTAGCCGCGGCCAAGGCCGGTCTGTTCAGCGATCTGGCCCACCAGCAGGCCGCGCTTGTTGCGCCGCAGCGCCAGATGGATTTTGTCCAAGGCATCGTGCTCAAGCTCGCTGGCGAAACCGTTTCCGAAGTTCATTGAGCAGCGCGCAGCCGGTAAAAAGTTTTCGCGGCCCGGCCCAGCGCGCCCGCGTCGATGAAGACGGAAAAGGTGCCCGCGTCGCCGGTTTCAAATTGCGCCACTCGATTCCATGTCAGCAGATCGGACGAAGATTCCAGCACCGAAAAGGACGCCGCCGAAAACATGACGACCGCGGATCGCGTGCCGGCGATCAGCCGCAGTGGATCGGCGGGCACTGACAAATTGATTTGCTCGGAATTGATCGAAACCGTCAGGGCCGGCATTACGGCCGTAGCGGCGGGTGCCATGATCGCCCTCGCCTTGGCGGCCTTGCGGACGGGCGCAATGGGAATCGGAGGAAGCGACGGCGCGGGCGCGGGCACCGTGGCGCAGCCGGCCAGCAACAACAGGGCGGCGAGGGAAAGACGGATCAAGGCGCGGGCAGGAAAGTTGCCGTCGCGGACGACAGCGTGATCGAATTGGTTTGCGGGCTGGCGATCTTGTCGAGGCTGATAAAGCGCCCGGCAATGTTTGTGCCGACGGTCAGCGCGGCAACAACTGTGTTCGTTCCGTTCATCGTGATCGTGCCGCTGTAAGGATAAGTTGTCGTCCATGTCACGCCGTCCAGCGATGTGTTGAAGCTGGCCACGACGTTGCTGGTGCCGACGCCGGATGAAGCCGCGGAAATATAAAGCACCATGAGCGACTTGGGCGGGACATCGACGGACAGGTGCGTCGTCGAAGTTGCCGTCGCGTTGCTGGCGACCGTCGAAGTGAAAAGCGGCACGCTGACAATCGGCGTGGCCGCGTCGGCGGCTTGAACATTTTCCGGCGGATAATTGAAGGTCAGCGCGGCGAGGGTGGCCAGAACGAGGCAAAGGGCGAGAAATTTTTCTTTCATGGCCAAGGTTAGAACCTGCCGGGCCGATTTTGTCAATGCCGCCCTTTCAGGAGATCCGCTTCCAGAATTTCGTTTCCAGAATTCGAGAGCCGTTCCCTGATTCGCGAAAACGGTAGCGAACCTTTTCAAATAGCGCCTCATCACCGCTTTCAACGATGGCGTCGTAAGGATCAGCCGGGGCAAGATCGAATTCGATCCGCCGTGGCATTATCACACTGACGACATGGTTGTGATCGCTGGGCACCCTGATCGCTTCCAGAACGCAAACTTCTCCGATGCTGCAATCCTCAAACCGTTGTTTCGCGCCCGCGATCTGTCCAATGTAGCGCACTTGGATTTCGCTCGCCTCCTGAAGCTGCGGTTCGCGCGTGATATTAGGTCGGCAGTCCGTGCTCGAATTGTGCCGGCCGTACTTTTCAGAGAAAGACCGGACGAAGTTTTTCGCCCATTCCTGATCGTGCTTGTTCAGCGATGTCACAGCCCGAGGTAAGCCAACCGCCCGGCAGAAATCAAGCGTCCGGTGGCAAGGGCTCGCCGCTGGCAGAATCGTCGATTGCCTCGGACGGGCGATCCTCAAAAGGATTGACCGTCCCGTCCTCGTCACGGAAACGCGAGGGCACCATGTTGCCGGTATGGTTGGGGTGAAATCCGACCGCAAGGAATTCGTCCATTTCCCCGACCGGCAGATCGGGATAGTTGCAAGTCGATTGCCCTTGATAGTGCGGGCTGCCCGGCTCGCGGGCTTCGCAGCCGATCACGGAAATGTGCGTCAGGCTGGTCGATTGTTTGAAGCTGCGGGCCGCGCCCTGACTCCAAGCCGTGTTCAATTCCGTTCGGGCGATGGTCAAGGCCCGGTTGCCGAAAATGCCGGGCATCCGCTGCTCAAGCCGCGTCGCCGTTTCGCTGACGCTCAAGCCTTGGCTGATTGAATCGCGCACCTCTTTTTCGATCTGATCGCGCGTGGTCTGATTGACGCTGGTGACACGCTGGGCGATCAGCCGCGCGTCGCGGGCGATCTGATCGTTGACGGATTGATCCGATTCCTGCCCGAGCAGAATGCCCACGCGGGAATAAGCCTGCGCCATGACGGATTGGATCGGCGGCGTCATTTCAGCCGTCACTTCCGGGTTGGCGTCCTTGAAGACTTCGTCGATGGCCTGAAGCCAGATCGGCTCGAACGCGTCCAGCCCGAGCAGGAGGCTTGCCTTGCGGTGCGGTGCCGGCGCGGATCGGTGCCGGCTGACGCGTTCAATCACATCGTGCAACTGGCGTTTGAAAATCGCCACCATTGCCCGCGCGACTTCCGGGGCAATTTTCCGCTGGGTCAGCTTGGCCAGCCGGGCAAGCGCAACGATCATCGGGCCGCCGTGCGTTCGGAAATTTTGCGCGTTCCATCCTTCGGGCGGAATGTGCAGCCCCTTGCCGCCGACCAGATGAATTGCGGCGCGGGCGTTAAGTGACTTTGCCATTGAGCAGCCGGCGGCGCAGGTCTTTATTTTCCATCAAGCCGCTTTCGATGAACCGGCCAATGATCGCGCTCGCCGCCTGCTGGGTCTGATCCGCGGAAGCGACTCCGGCCAGTTCCAGCGGCACCAGCCCGGCGTTGATGAAATGCTGGTCAAACATCGGATCGTCGAGAACTTTTGGCAGGCCGCACACGTCGCGCATTTCGTTGATCGAAACGACGCCGCGGTCAAACAGCGGCGCGAACGTCTGCAAAATGTTGCCGATGTCGATTAAGCCTTGGACGTTGAAACGAAATTGAAGGTTGGGATCGAAGCCGGCGACCAGATCGGAATTGATCGTGTCCTCCGCGAATTTCAACAGCGGCTTGATCGTGTAGCGGCGGAAGCGGATGTCGTCCTTTTCGCTGGTCGCGTAATTTGCCGCCTCGCGCACGCCCGCGACTGACAGCGGCACGCCAAGCTGCATAAAAATCTGCTCGACCGTCCACTTGGCCAGTTCCACGTTCTGCATTTCCTGTGCGGTCAGCCCAAGCTGCTGATAGCTCCACTTGCCGGTTATCAGGATCGTCTTGCCGGCGTTGTCCAGCCCGGCGTATTTCTTTTTGAAATCGGCCTTGGCCCGTTCCCACGCCTGCCGATCTGTCACCTGATCTTCAAGCATCATCACGCCCGAAGGCGACGCTCCGTTTTTCCAGAACATTTCCTGCCACTTCTCGCGATTGATCGCCTCGTTGAACAGCGGCTCCGCCGCTTCGACCGCGCCCAGCCCCCAGTAATCGTTGTTCGCGTGGGGCAGCTTGAAGTGCATGATTTCGTTCACGTCGAATGGAATCTGTTCGCCGTTATAATTCAGATAAAGGTAGCCCACCACGCCTTGCCGGGCATCGACGGAAACCTGAACGCGCTTCGGGTTCAACTGGTAGATCGCCTTGGGCCGGTCGCCGGTGAAATTTGCCTGATCCTTGAACCAGAAAGAATTTCCGCAGACCAGCATGTGGAACGCCCACTTGTAAATCATTTCGCCGAACGTCTCGAATTCATTCGGGACGGTCAGCAGCCGATCAAGCTCCGCATTCTTTACGGCCGTGCCGTCGCCGCCCTTGCGGCTTAAAATTCCGGTCGTGTCCATGCACACCTTGCCGATGATGTCACACGACTTGTACAGCGCCCAAACTTTCTTCGTCGCCGCGATCAAATACGTCTCGTAATTCCTGAACATCGAAATTTCGATTCCGTTCAGGATGCCCCCAAAGATCGTGTCCAAGCTGACCGTTTTTCCG